AACCAGATGTACCAGAATAACCAGAAGTTCCTACGCCACTGAAACCAGACGTACCGGAGTAACCAGAAGTACCTGCACCACTATAACCAGAATAACCAGATGTACCTATTGAACCACTATAGCCAGAGTAACCTGAAACATTGGCACCACTAAAACCAGACGTACCGGAGTAACCAGAAGTGCCAGTACCGCTAAAGCCTGATGTACCGGAGTAACCTGATACACCTATTGAACCACTATAACCAGAATAGCCTGAAACACCTATTGAACCACTATAGCCAGAATAGCCAGATACACCTGCGCCACTAAAACCAGACGTACCGGAGTAACCAGAAGTGCCAGTACCGCTAAAGCCTGATGTACCGGAGTAACCTGATACACCTATTGAACCACTATAACCAGAATAGCCTGAAACACCTATTGAACCGCTATAACCGGAATAGCCAGATACACCTGCGCCACTAAAACCAGACGTACCGGAGTAACCTGAGGTACCAGTGTCGCCTTTTATTTGACCAACATCTGCCCAAGTACCGCTACCTAATACCCATAAATGACCAGTATCTTCAGCTATAACACCATTACCGTTTACAGCGCTTGGAAACGCTGCATTTAAAGTTGTTTGGGCATTACCCCCAACAGTAGGTACTGTACCAATAATTGTTACAGAAGTACCGGCTGCACCAGAATAACCAGACTTACCAGAGTAACCAGAAACACCTGAACCACTAAAGCCTGATGTACCGCTAAAACCAGAAACGCCGCTATAACCGGAGTAGCCTGAAATACCACTATAGCCAGAGTAACCTGATACACCGCTAAAACCAGACGTACCGGAATAACCAGAAGTGCCTACTCCACTAAAACCCGACGTACCAGAGTAACCTGAGGTACCGGCCGAGCCTGTAGAACCGCTATAACCGGAGTAGCCTGAAATACCACTATAGCCAGAGTAACCTGATACACCGCTAAAACCAGACGTACCAGAATAACCAGAAGTGCCTGTACCACTAAAACCCGACGTGCCAGAGTAACCTGAAGTACCAGCTGGCCCTACAGTACCGCTGTAACCGGAGTAGCCTGAAATACCACTATAGCCAGAGTAACCTGATACACCGCTAAAACCAGACGTACCGGAATAGCCCGAAGTACCTGCTCCACTAAAACCCGACGTGCCAGAGTAACCTGAGGTACCGGCCGAGCCTGTAGAACCGCTATAACCTGAATAACCAGAAATACCATTTGTGCCACTATAACCGGAGTAGCCAGATGCCCCATTTGTACCGGAGTAACCAGATACACCAACACCAGAGTAACCAGAATAACCTGATTGACCAGTCGCGCCAGAATAACCTGAAGTACCGGCTGTACCTGCAGTGCCAGAAAAACCTGATTGGCCAGTTGCACCAGAGTAACCAGAAACACCTGAACCACTAAAGCCTGAAGTGCCGCTAAAGCCTGAAATTCCAGACCAGCCGCTAAATCCTGAAGTACCTGAATAACCAGAATAGCTACTATAACCACTCCAACCAGATATACCGCTAAAGCCTGATATACCGGAGTAACCAGAGATACCTATACCAGAAAAACCAGAAATACCTGAACCACTAAAACCTGATGTACCGGAGTAGCCGCTAATACCGGAATAACCAGATGCAGTTGCACCACCTGCTATACCGCTGTAACCAGAAAAGCCGCTGTAACCAGAAGTACCACTATAACCAGAAAGACCAGCAGGCCCTGTAAACCCAGCAGAAGAAAGAGCAGATAAAGATGTACTATATGTCGTCCAAGTACCATCTCCATTTGGTTGATCTAATAATATTAGATCGGTCGGTAATGGTTGAACATAAGGTAGTTCGTGTGGATATACGTAGTTTGTTTCGTCGACGGACATTTAAGTTTAAATATTTACAATTAAAGTACTCATTCTCAGTTGTAATTGCTTGGGCTATCTGCAACCACAAGTGTTGTAGTATTGGCAGCTATACCGCCAACATTTGTTCCGGATAGAGAAGCTCCAACGACTCTTACTAATGTATTAGTATCAACGTAATCCCCATATACACTTGTATTGGCTTGTGCATTTTCTCTATAATCAAATACCTTTTGAGAAGTCTTGTCAACAAATTGGGTATAGTCTTTTGTTTCAATAACTTTAGGTAAGTTGTTAACTTCTCCATCGTATTTGTTATCGTATACTTGATCCATAAGTTTTTCCCGTGGAGCATTAATTTCGTAGCTATAATCATAACGTTTAGCTTTTATTGTCCAGACATAGTGACCTAGCAATTGATTTGAGTCATCGCTACCACTTTGATCTAAACGCTCTGTTATTTCGTAAATTTGTCCGCTTCGGCCATTAGGACGAGTTGTACCATACATTGCTAACTCTATCAGATCCCCAGCTTTAGGCTCGTAATTAGCAGCGGATAAAGCCCCGCTAATTGCGGTAACTGTTGATGTAAAAGTGTTTATAGTAATATATGCTGTTAAATCAGCTTGTCCTTGTAAACCAAACTTGCTTAATATGGCATTATCCCCGCTTATTTGAATTGCCATTACCATCGGGATAGGTGGAGCAAATTGTACTAAAGGCATTTCTCCATAGAAGAAATCGTGAGCGGATAAGTTATAACCATTAATATAATAGTTAACTTGTTGGCCGTACTGACTGATTTGTTCTTGCCACCAACTTTGAAATAAAGCTATTTCGGATGCGTTATCATTAACATTGAGATAATTAATCCCGCTTGTACCGTAAGCACAATTGTAACCACCGCTTAATTGAGGGCCAACGTCGTTAACTCCTGGCGGGGTATAAGTGCCTGTATTAATGCAATACTTTGATATATAAGAGACGTAGGCCATTAAAATTATTTACTAAAGTACATAGATTTAAAGATATATATACTAAATAATATTGTAAATGAAGATTAAATCCTTATCTGATCTCGGTAATATATATGGCGGCATTGCAGCTGAAAACCATGTAATACCAGAGACTGTCAATGAAAGTTCTAACAACGCTGTACAGCAAACAGATACAAGTGTTTATCTTACAGAAACAAAATTTACACCTGAACCTGGTTCTGCTCTTGGCGGCGGGCCTGGTGTTAAAAAGGTAGACGGATCAATGGTAACCCCACCTTGGCCAAAAAGCGGCCCAGAAGGACTTAACCCTAAAAAAGGTAACTTTAAAAAGATAGATAAAGTTGAAGATCCTGGCACCGATGATAAGGTAATGAAAGATGAAGAAGAGTCCAAAGAAGATGAAAAGGGCAACATGTACGAAAAAGATGGAGCTAAAATTACAACTCCTAAAGAAAAAGTACAAGAAACTGTAGCCGAAAACAATAAATATAATTACAAACCAAAGTTTACTATGTCAAAATCAAAATTCGAACAATTATACGAGGAATCGCTAAAGCGTATTCCTTTCAACGAAGCTGACGATATGTCCGGTATGGATGCAGGTGTGCCTCCAGCTGACGACATGGCAGCTGATACAGATATGTCAGGCCCAGAAGGTATGGAAGAGCCTGCAGAAGAGCTTCCAACTCATGAAGAAGCAATTGAAATGCTTGAAAAGATTCTTAAGTTCCTTAAGAAGGACGAAGAATTCGATAAAGAGCACGGAGATCTAGGCGACGAAGATATGGCAATCGCTGGTCATAGTGACGGCGAAGAAGAAGAGGAAGAAGAAGAATCAGGCATCGTTGCTGAAGACGTTGAAGCAGAAGACGAAGGTCACGTTCTTACTAAAGTTAACGGCTCTTTAAAGAAGGGTAATCCTGATGCAGTTAACAAGCCAATGATTCCTTCCACAAAAGGTACAAACAAAGCTACCGGTGGTAAAGCAGTTGACGGAAAAATCCGCAACGAGCCAGAACCAAAAGAAGTAGAAGGTGATGAATCAGCAATGAAGAACCACAATAAGCTTCAAAACACGAAGAAATTTACAACCAACGCAGCTAAAGAGCCAAAAGTTGGTGACTCAATGTTTGACTAAGATTTAGACATAGTACATTTGCAAAGCCGCTAGCAATAGCGGCTTTTTTTTTGTTTAAAGGAATAAGTTACCTTCAAAACCAAAACCGTTTTGACGTTGCTGTGGTGGTTTGCCTGCGCTTGTTCTTACTCCAGGTATATTATTAACACCTACCGGTTTCCAGCCATCATCAATTAAATCTTGTAATTCCCCGCTATTACTAGTTTTATTACTAGCAATAAAAGACGGGTTACGAGATTGTACATCGGTTACTTTATTTTTTACAAAACGGTTATACAGCTCTTGTTGGCTAGGTATATGTACATCTTCTACTTCAAATGGGTCCCAGTTTAGTGGCACCACTTTTAAAGGCTTACCGTTACCATCTTTCTCAACTACTTCATAAAACTGTTCCACCACTTTAGTATCTAGTACAAATAGAGCCCATATTAGAGCTTCTACTCTATCATCTAGATAACGGTCAGATTGTTTTTTCCATACACCATTAGCTTGTCTTACGTATGTTCTAAACTCTTGTATTGTTTCTTTATCATTGAGTTTTAAACACCTTAAATTGCCCATCCAATACCTTAAATTGGACATACCGTTAAACTTACTATTAGTATGAGAGTATATGCCCTGTCTATTATCTTTGTCTATCTTATCTGTAAATGTACCCATGCTTGGGGTGTACTTAACAATGCTTTCATAGTTGTGGGTATGCACTAAAGCATCTACAACTTGAGCACCGCAATTATTACGTTCTACTAATAGTGGTGGACGCCCCCATTCATGGGCTACTTCTACGAGCTTAGCAGCAAAATTAAAGGGATCTAGTTTATTACTAGCATATATAGCAACTTGTTCTATGTTGGTTAAATCCGTTATATCTAGTACTTGTATGGTAGAGTTAGCTCTATTAATACCCTCTCCAACGTCTACCCCTATAGTATAGAAGTGCCGAGAGGTTCTTTCTTTATAAATTTTATAGCAACCATCCTCGCTTACTAGTATTGGGTCTGGAGCGGTTTTTTCAAACTGTTCCATTTGTTCTGCATCTAAAGCATTTTCACCAGCTGATCTAAACTCATTGCCATATTCTTGATTAAAGGCTTCTTGCGAGCCAAGTGCTTTAACAGTCATTTCTTTCCATTTTTCATCTCTACCTGGCACCTCCCACCAGTCTACTCTTTCGTTGTGCCACCCGTTACTATCACTTACAGACTCTGTAAAAATGTTATAAAACAAATTACCTACACCGTTAGGAGTAGATAGCATAAAAATTTTAGACTTTTTGGAAGACGAAATAACCGGAAATACTGATTCCCAAAAGTCGTTCATAAACTCTGGCGGAATAAAGGCCGCCTCGTCAATGAGTAGACAATTAATGGATTCACCTCTGGCAGCATCAGACGTCGTCGTACTAATACCAATTGAACTACCATTACCAAGTAATAAGCCAGTTTTAGCATACTCCACTACGCCTGGTTTCATATAATTTGGCAACATTTCATATGCAAGACGAATACGTTTGAAAATGTTAATTGCAGTTGCTTCTTTATTAGCTATCAACAGTACTCTAAAATCATCATTAAAACATATCACCCACAGAGCAAATATAGTTAATATGGTTGTCTTACCAATCTGTCTAGAAGCTAAAACGACATTAAATCTATTGTCTACCAATGCTTTAAGTATACGTTTCTGATAAGGATAAAGCTTAATTGGTTGCTTGCCTTCATCCAAGTTAACTATATAAAAGAATCTAGAAAAATGTAAAATAGACTTGCGTGCTCGTTCTAGATCCTCCACCATTTCTGGTGTCCATTCAAAGTTGGTTTCCGGAACTGGTAAGTTTTTATTACCAAGATAATACGTTGTATCTTTACTTTTTGCTTTAGCCATTTATAATACTTACTGTATATTTAAAGAATGTAAGGTAAGTATCAACAATGCCTCCTATCAAGTTAACGGATTTAACACCAGGCGAACCTGGCGTGGTGTTTAAGATGCCAGCAGAACATAAAGACGGATTACGTTTAAGAGAACTTGGTATGAATGTTGGATCTAAAGTGGAAGTAATAAGATTGTTTAACGGCACACCGGCTATAAAATTACGCGGCATACGGTATGCTATAGCTCCGGAAATAACTGATTTAGTTATGGTAGAACAAATTAAAACCACAAGTGCAGCAATCAGCTCTATGCAATAATGCAAATAAGTAGTTGATTAATATAAAAATTAATTTACAATATATCTATCTTAAATGAAAGAAAACGATTATTATACATTAAAGTTACCTAACAATAAGAAATATAAATTCCGCACACGCGAAGCATTCTCTAGTGCAAATGAAGCACTAGCAAAGGGACGCTTTAGCAGTGTTGATCAAATGGTTGATTGCATTAAAAATTGCTCAACCGGTTTTGAATACGCTAATATAGACCTAGAAAATAATAAAGGCTCTAAGAAGAAAAGTAAAGAAAATAACTTTAACCAAATAGATTTTGAGGATTAATTTATGGCTACAAATAAATGGGGTGTGATAATACCACAAGGTACTATCTCTAAATCAAAAGCAGCAGAGTATCGTTCACGTGGCGGGGTTGCTAAAACAATCCGTGCAACACGTTCAGATAAGGGTAGAAAAAGAAAGTAATATGGCATATAAACCAAAGAATAGTATTCTTATTTCTGGTATGATGGCTCGTTCTATGCGTAAGCTCGGACTACCAAAGTACAGAAAACAAAGATCAGATGCCGGCACCAAACGCGGCAAAAGGAGATAAAACAAATGGCCTATAAAACTAAAAACAGTATTGCTCCAAACAAAATGATGTCCCGTTATGGACGTATGATGGGGCAAAAGTCTAGAGCTCGTCGCTCAGATGCAGGACGAGTACGTACTAGAAAAATTAAGTAACTTAGCGCTTACGCTTTAAGTACTGTACAGCTTCGGCCACGAACGTGTGTTCTTCTGGCCCTTCAGTACTACCATCGCTTTGCATTCCAGGGTTACCTGGCATACCGTCTTCGTCGACTTCAATCTCATCGACTTCAATGCCCATTGGTTCTTCTTTGTTTTCTGGAGAAGACATAGCAGTCTTAACTGCTTCAATGTAATCATTAGCTAGGGTGAGTTTGCTTTGTTGCCAAGGCTCCAAGCACGTATCTTCTGGTAGTTCTTCCAGCATGTGCAGCACTTCTTGAGCATTCTTTAATAGTTCATTAACTTGAGCAACCGCCATGTAGGTACCACCTTCGTGGTGGTTTTCTTCCATGTTACCATCAGCACCATGTTCTGGGGCTAGTGGTTCAACTGATTCAAGTAATGTTACTAATTTGTTAAAGCTATTATCGCGTGGCATATAGATACTTACTCCTTTAAGCTACAATTGCATTACAGTAATCCCAATTAACTACTTTAAAGAAATCCTTAACCCAGCCCTTTTTCTCTGGCCCGTGTTTAAGGTAGTAGGCATGTTCCCACATATCAATACCGAGTACTGGGGTGCCCATATTGTCCATTAAAGGGTTATCTTGGTTAGGAGTAGTTACGATTTCTAGCTTATTACCTTTTGTAACTAACCAACACCATCCGCTACCTAGTATGGTGGTGGCTTGTTCTTCAAACTCGTCTTTAAATTTATCGAAAGAACCAAACTCTTTATTGATTAGCTCTTCTAAATTGCCCATTTTCTTTTTATCTGGGGTGAGCATTTGCCAGAATATTTCATGGTTATAGGCCCCGCCTGCATTGAAACGTATTTTATCGTTCTTACCTTTAATATCTGAAACCAGTTCCTTTAAAGGCGGACGACGCTTACCCATCAAGTCGTTTAACTTCTTTAAATACGTTTTATAGTGCTTGTTATAATGACGGTTCATTGTTTCTTTATCGATGTATGGTTCCAGAGCATTCAAAGCATAGGGTAGCTTGATGGCAGTGTAATCGCCTTTTTTAGCTTCTAAAACAACGGTGTTGTCTAAAATAGCTTCTACTTGATTAAGAAATTTATTTTGCATATTTTGATTTAGTTAAAAGATTACGAAATATATAGACAAATTTTTGCAATAAGGTTTTCTTTGACAATAATTTACCTTTACATTGACATTTATTACACTGACAGCTCATATGTATACTTACCAAATAAACTAGTATATCCATACAAAAAAGTTACCTGAATATTTCATGACCGGGTTCAAAAATGTAGTAAGTATTAGGGTATGCAGTACAAATATGTTCTATTAGTACTTGCAGCAGCTCTAGCGCTCGAAGTAGTAAATGTTGGGTCTGCACAGGCAACCCAACCGGCTCCAGCTCCTGCAACAACAGTAACGGCCGCACCAGCAGCCTCATCGGATGCCCAAACAGATGCTCCGAAAAAGAAAAAGAAACATAAAAAGAAGAAGCCGGAAGACCAGCAAACTCCTCCAGCTGATAACAACCCTCAACCCCCAACCAAATGACAAACAGCATATACTTTAAGGTAGGTGTGGTGGTGCTTGCCCTGGCTCTTGGTTTTGTGGTAGGTACAAAGCACGCTCATCCAGCGCCCTTAGCCCTGCCCCACATTGCACCAGTTGCTACTGCAGTGGCCCATCCCCATCAAGCTCCTATCGTAGCGATATTGGCCAAGCTATCTGTCCAGGACCGGGCAGTAATAGTAAAAGCGCTAACAGCTCGCCGTGCAGCACTCTGGCAACCAACACCGAGGATAGCTTTCCATCCTCTTGCAGCTAAACATGTTAAAGCTGCTCATCATACGACTGCTAAGGCAAAGAAACATAAGAAACATAAAACCAAAGCCAAGTCTAGTTAATAGTCAAAAAGCCCTGCTCTGAAGTGGGGCTTTTTGTTGATTTTTTTAAAAAACCCTATATAAGTATATATACCTAATATGAAGACTAAATTAGTACTAACCTTAATTGCAATTGCTTTAGCAGTACCATCTGTTAAAGCCCAAGAAGCCGCAGCTGGGGCTGCTGTCGGTGCCGTTGCCGGTGCCGCCATTGGTGCTAATAATCACAATCCGGTGGCCGGAGCAGTAACCGGTGCATTGGTGGGTGGACTTATTGGCAATGCCATTGAAGCAACCAAACAACCACAACCTCAGGTAATAGTGGTCCAGGCCCCGCCCCCACCACCAGCTCCTGTAGTAGTGCAAGCCCCGACACCACCTCCACCACCAGTCGTTATGGCACCAGTGGTAGTACAATCGCCAGTCAACTACGTTTGGGGCCCGCTCAACCGTCATGGTTATCCAGAGTACGTTTATGTACAGCAGTGGAACGGACGTGAATGGATAACAACATACTATGCATATAATCAGTTCTTAGGTTGGTATGGTCGTTATTACGGACATCCATTTCGCGAAGGTGAGTACCGCCATCACTGGCACCGTTAATCAAATTTGTTAAAGTTTATTTAACACACAAAGAAAGCCCTCTACCGTTGAAAGTAGAGGGCTTTTTTATAAGTGTATGGATGAGCACACGCACACCTGATAAACACAGAGTTACACTAGAAAGCGATAAACTAGTACTTCCGTTTGTTAATAGCGCAAACACCAAGTACTACTACAGTCAAGCCGAACAAGACGTGTTTGTGTTGTCGTGTTTAAATGGTAAGACCGGTGGTACGTTTTTAGAGCTTGGGTGCGATGACCCTTATAGAATTAGTAACTCCTATCTTTTAGAAAGCGAATTTGGTTGGAAAGGTATATCCGTAGACATTAATGAGGACTGTGAATGGATGTTTAAAGAGTCTACCCGGACATGTACACTAATGATAGAGGATGCCACCACTATAAACTTTGATACAATTACGGCCACTTTGGGTACTAGTCACATTGATTACTTGTCTTTGGACTTAGAGCCGGCGTCCATAACACTTAAGTGCTTACAGAACATCCCACTTGACAAGGTTTCGTTTTCGGTTATAACCTTCGAACATGATCATTATAGATTTGGGGATGACGTTAGAAGTAAATCAAGAGACATACTAACTAAGGCCGGGTACGTGATGTTGTGCGAAAATGTTAACAACTTCGAAGACTGGTACGTTAATCCGGCCTATGTGGATATGGAGTATGTGAGGGTGCTAAAGAAACGTAATCAGGGACAACCGAGCGCAAAAACCATCGTATTTAAATAACCAAAGAAGCGAAGCTTCCAACCCCGCCCGGCTCAAGAAGAAGAAGGCGCTGCAAAAAACGTAGCCTGTACAATGCCGGTTGCTAGCCCATCCACCGCCGTACCCAATAACTGAGTATACACAGCGCTAGGCGCTAAACACCACGTACCGGCAGGAAATGTGATACTCTGTGCACTGGCCGCATCAGCAGCCACCACCACTGCGGCACAAAACGTGTTGTACCCAGTTACCTCAGTCTGTGATATCTTATATAAATTCATGGTTATTCGTTGTTAGATGGATCAAATGGTGCCGGTGCATCCCCACCCATATACCTCTCCATATCTAGTAATCCAAATACGTGCTCCAATTGCTTCTTGTTGGTAGCCGATTGCAATAGCTTGTCCACCATCGCTAAAGTATAAACCTTATCATCCTTACCAATAAACGTTAAATTACCCCTTAAGTGCGCATTCACTACAGACCATATGCCGGATTTAGCTAGGTGCAGCGCTATCGGGTTGCTATCATTATCGTCTTCCCCTTCACCGCGCTTCTCGTTCATCACCGGCTTAGTTATACCGTGCATGGCCCCAAGCCCAAGCTTACTGATAATGTTGTGCAACAGTACACCATCATCCATTCCGTGCTCTTCCACAAATGCGAATATATCCAATAAGTACTGCTTCTCCTGGGACGTTAGTTCCCTACTGTCAGCAGCCATTTTGTGCATTCCTCCTCGTGGTGCAACTACACGCTCCTGGTTAACTTGTTCGTAAGCTTCTTGTAATATTTTTGTAGAACGTGCTTGCATGGGTACCCAATACTTATGCAATCATACCCCCATAACAACTACCTCTTTGTGTATTATTATACCCGCCTAGCTACATATACGGGATTACCCAAAAACCCCCATATATATAATTTAGCCAAAAAAAATCTGCGCAAAAAAAATTTCAGTTTCGTTAACAATACGGATTTCCGAAGGAAGCGTATTATGGGAATTTACCTGCGGGGATGCGCTAAAAAGTTGGCATGCAGCTTTCTACAGTAGAATTTCATTATAGTATATAATACTAATTTTTGCGCTTAACTACTAAAGTGCAAGCTTATTTTTTTAAAACCTTAATTTTTTTAGTACCTATAAATAAAAAGTTGTATAGAGTAAAAGGATGTAGTTGATTATAAAAACTTATTTAGTAACATCTTTTAAATAATAAAGTAAAGTGACAACTATTATCTATTACTATTTTAATTCGAATAAAGTAAATGTGACTGAGGTAATTTTACTTTATAAATTATTGGAGAGTAAAAAACATATAAAGTTTTTTACTTTACAAAATATTAAAAAGTAATTGTATTTAATGTAACTTTACTTTATAAATTATTAAAAAGTAATTGTATTTAATGTAATTTTACTTTATAAATTATTAGAGAATGAAAAGAATATAAAACTGTTTTACTTTACTTTAATAAAGTTAGGTAGAAGGATATAGTTATAAAATATTAAACGTTGATAAAAGTAAATGACACCAAATGTATTCTACTCTAACGTGTTAGAGGCAAATGATATGGGTGGTACTTCCCTCCATCTATTAAATCGAATAAGAGATTTAGTTCTGGTACTACATCCGAATTTTAATACACTTCTGAATTTAGTAATTCGAATTTCTAATAACGGATATAGATATATAGGTACAAACAAAAACCTGATAAAGGTATTAGCCTATTATCAGGTTAGTGTGTTGTGTGTGTGTTGTAGTATGTATCAGATTAACTGATAAGACTAATATAGTTTAAATTATAATAAATGTCAACTAAATTATTTAATAAGTTTAAAGAAGAAAGGGAATTGTACATAAGTGTATTTTACTCCTGCCTAGTACTTAAAAGGGAATTGTACACAAATGTATTTTACTCCTATCTATTAATAGGGAGTAAAAGGTATATGTGGTACATTTACTCTTATAATAGAATTGATAAAGAAAAACAATTGCCATTTCTATATAGAATATTATAATGAAATACAACTATAGATCCGGCTATACGGATTTAGGTAGAGGTTTAAATGTAACCTGACATCTGAATTTGGTTACACTTCTGGATTTAGAAATTCGAATTTCTCAAACCGGATCTAGAAATTAAGGTACATAAAGAAAGCCGGTAGTGATACCGGCTCCTTTATTTCTATATCTGTAAGTTAATTAAGACCCTAGTTATTGTTTATATATTGGGTATTATTATTTGTTTGTAGTTGTACGGCGGCCTTCACGTGAGGTAAAGTTAGCCTGTAATGCTTCTAATGATCCGTGTTTAGCTATTACCTTATCGATATAGCTAGGAGATGTATACTTAACTTGTTTACCAGTAACCTTACAAGTAAGGATTAATGGAAGGCTGTAGCCCCTTTCGGAGATACGCTCTGTACGATTCTTTTCTACGGTAGCTGCACGTTTAACGGCTGCTGTATTGTTTGTTGTTGTTTGCATATTAGTAGTATATGTTTATGGTTTAACTGACAAAGATATTATCGATTCTTTTTGAATTAATGCAACTATTAATTGCTAATTCTTTTAAGTATTCTTTCATATAAAGCTCGTGTATCATTTTTAGATTACGGTTGCTTTGTGTGTAGTAGTTATCTATTTGTGTATTCAAATCAGAACACACTTCTGGATTTGGTTGCACTTCTGGATTTCGAAATTCAAATTTCTCAAACCGGATCTGGATACTCATGTTATGTATTACATATCTAACACTCTATCGCTAATGTTGTATATAAAGTTCTCGTAACTGGCCTGTTCTTCTACAGTCATTTTACCGTTCTCGTATAAGTCCTTTAACTCTAATAAGAGCTCGTCTACTGTACTGATCTTGTTTAATATGGTTTTGTTTTTCATGTTAGCTTATAAACTCCACTTTAATATTATCTGTTAATAGTTCTTCTATAACTACATCCATCCAAGTATCTCCAAACTTCTCCTCTAAATACTCTGTCCAATAATTCTCTATAAACTGATCTACTGTTAACTTAACTATTTTGTATTTTGTTTTCATGGTACGTATATGTTGGATTTAACTAATAATAAGGGCAAGCCTTATTTAAAAATTATTGATTATTTTTTTAAAGTACCTTAACTTATGTACTTTAACTCACGTGTGTGTTATGTTGTACTATTGTTTGTTCTGGATATACTACTGTATTATTAATATCAAACACCGGGTCTGTACCAGGCCTGGGTGCGTGCGATACTCTCTTACCTATCTGAAACGTACCAGTGTACTCGTTCTTAATAAGATACAAGTACTGGCTACCTATCATGTGCTCCAAGTCCTCATTACTGAGGGTAATTATACGTTTCATACTATCATTGTGGAGTGTGCATGCATTAATGCAACTATAAAATCCATCTATTTTATCCGTTATATAATAAAATCCGCGCACGGTTTCCCATTATATAATTCTAGTGCATTATGCACAAGAGGCAAGCTTAAAATATTATTGTTCTAATACTTTTTTAATTGCACTGTACCTCTAAAGTTTTTATAATATTATAATCAGGAGTAGTGTGTACGGAGATAATTGGGTAGAAATGGATATATTAGTGCTATTCTATTGTCTTAGAGTAAGCATACCCGGCTTTAAACCAATCACTCGCCGTCCATTCCGTAGTCTCTTCCTTATTGGCTAATCTCTGGAACTCTTCGTACACCATCCCACCACCGTGTCCATATGGTTGCCATGCTATCACCGGCCAGTTCGGCAGCTCGTTACGGTATACCACCGGTTTAAGCTGGCCTTCTACCACATAAGCCCTTATAGGCAGATCATCATACGTGGGCGCTGTCGTGTACCATATATCACTGTGCATATAAGGGATTTACCCGCTTAACCCCATATTACCAGTTTGTCAAGCAAAATTTTGCAAAAAAAGTTGTGGAAATACTTAGTTTAATACGGATATGCCGCCGTTACTCACCGTTACTCGCTATCACTCATTTCTTTCTCTATTCACTCTTTGCTTGCGCTAGTTGCGCTGGGCATGCATAATGGCTTCCAGGGTAATGAGGTGTGCGGTAGATCTCTTCATATGTGGGTAATTGCTTAGGACTACCTCTATCATGAACGTTATATTGCTCTCGCCTGATTTAGCCATATTAACAATCATATCCCTAGCGCACATTTCATCTACGATGGAGATGGATTTAGGGTTATAATTATTGTTATTCAGATTTGAATGCACTTCTGGATTTAGTTAGACTTCTGGATTTAGTTGTTTGAATTTCTCAAGTCAGATCTACATACCCAACAATGATAGTATTTATTAGGGCTTTAGAGTAAAACAAGCTTGACATTAACTAATTAAGTTACCATATTATATAAACAATAAGGAACTAATATGAATAATACAAATACAGAATACAATGTAGGGGATGATGTTAGCTACAGCATTAACAATGACTGTTATTATGCTGGTAAGATTATTCGCATTACAAAGAAGTTTATCTTTACAGAAAGTGGTAAGAAGTTTACTAAGATAGGCGACAACTATCGTATGACTGGTCTCCGCTCTTGCTGGATGTCTAAAGGACGTAAAGAGTATAGAGACCCGCATTTTTAGACTTGCCACTTAACCATTAAGTTACCATATTATACGGTGCTATGAGTACCTTTAATTGTAAACAATATGTACAAGATAACTATAGCGAAGTGTACTAAATATACTAATACATGAGAGACCGTACTACTATACTACTGGAAGAAGCATATGATAGAGTACGTCTTTTGGAAGTCGCCTTAACAAATGCCAATGTAGATAAGTTTAACAAGAAGTACCAGACTAATTTTACACTGGATCAATTAAAGGATATATTTGATAGATTTAATAAACAGCAGTCCAGACTTACAATAAAAGACATATT